CAAAAGATCAAGTCCATCAGGGAGCGACATGAAGAGCTTGGTATTGGGCGACCTCGCCCAAGCCCTCTACCTCCTGGATGGGCGCCTAAGTAGAGCCCGCCTGTGAGTGGTAGTAATAAAATATTTCCCGTCCTAAGAACGGGGAATAGGGATAATGAACTCTATCAGTTAAATAAAAATCTATTTGAGATAAAAAATATCTTAGGAGGTTTAGAAGAAAGGGTAGTGTCTTTATCCTCAGTAGGATCGAACGGAAGTGACGGTATTGTAGAGGCCCCAGGAGATGTTATATTAAGGCCAGGAACTGGTTCTGCACTTGTAAACGATAAAGAAATATTAACAGAATTGCATCCGTCAGATAGCGTAGTGTTTGATGGCGATTCATTATCACTTGATGGTGATGTTGCTGCACCCGGCAGTTCATTCTATTACGGGACGGACTCATTAGGTGTAAAAGGTTACAATCAGCTTTCATCTAATTCTGTTGGAATTGTCAGAATACCAGCATCCTTTATAAATCAATCTGTTACTAGCGCAACATATACTGCTATTAATGGGATGGCCCACAGTATAAATAGCGTAAGCCATTATGTGTTATTCACATTATTGTTAAATTTCGCAACAAGCGGTACGTCGGGGACTATACTATTAACTCCCATACATTCATTCGTAGCGCCAAGCTCACTGTATATAGGAGCAGCCGGATCAAGTGAAGAGGTCACAACATCTATTGACTCTACAGGAAGCGAGCTTACATGTTCAATAAGCCCAACGTCAGGAGTAAACAATAAAAGAGTTGTGCAGGTGGCTTTATTCGGAAACACCACGGGCTTTACTACATATGGTATGTCTATAAAAAAAGGAACAATTTCTAGCAGCTTCACCATAACAGCTATATCTGGACTAGGAAATCTTGGGTGATTCTAGTAAGATTACAAGGGAGGGTTTGTGGACATATTATTAGAATTATCCAATTGGGCACTTGTTATAGGAGTGCCATCAATATTGCTGTACCAATATAAGCTGTCAGATAAAATGTCACGCGGTATGGATGACATGCGAAACAGACTGAATGGGTTTGTGCCTAGGGAAGAGGTTGATTATAGAATAACAGAATTAAAAAGGGAAATACGGGAAGATCTTTTAAAGCAAGAACATCGCATAGATGTTAAGTTTGTAGAGCACAGAAATTGGTCTGAGCTTCAGTTTAAAGATTTGAGGGACTTTCTTGTCAGAATAGATGATAGAACAAGCAAATGAATATGAGCCCATTTTTAACGCAAATCCTAGGTAACTTGCTTATAGTATGGGCTATGTGTCTAATAACATATGCTACGGTTGTTACATTTGTAAACTTCCCACAAGCAGAAGTAAGTATGGCATGGGCAACTATACACGGCAGCACCATTGGCATACTTGCTACAATAACCGGTTACGTTCAGAAAAGACTTAGCGATATAGTTCAATATGAAAAACGTACATGATTTACCTACAAATTGGAAGGATATGATGCTTTCTATGTACAAGGAGGGGGCATCAGATACCGAGGTCAGGGCTGAGTTAAAAATGACATATAAGTTCTGGAAGCTACTTCTAATGACGGATGTTAGTTTCGAAGATATAGTCCAGTTTGGTAAGACATTATCTAAAGCGTGGTGGATGAAGCAAGGGCGGTTGAATCTAACGACACAGGGATTTAATGCCAACCTATATAAGATTAACATGCAGAATAGGTTTAATTGGAACGATAAGGTTTCTACTTCTGATGAAACTGATGAGGAAGACTATCAGAATGAGGTTGATATTGACGAGCAATTAAAGGCTTTTGATAATGTCTCACTCACCTCTAATTGACGCAAGTAAGTTATCTCCAAAGCAAAAAGCTTCCCTTTTACGTATACTTAAAAGGAAGCAGGAGATAGAAAAGTTCGGAGGGCATCTGTATAAAATCTTTCCGAAGGAAGGCCCTCTATCGTACGACAAGTATACAAGGCACATGGAGTTTTTTAGATCTGGAGCATTATATAAGGAAAGGTTATTTCTTGCTGCAAACAGAGTTGGTAAAACTCTGGCAGGGGCTTACGAAGTTGCCTGCCATGCCACAGGGGTATACCCTGATTGGTGGGAGGGCAGAGTATTTAAATCTCCTACAGAATGGTGGGTAGCTGGCAGCACTACCGTAACGACCCGAGATGCTCCACAGAAAGAGTTACTCGGTATGCCGAATGAAATTGGAAGCGGCATGATTGCGCGGGAGTACATACTTAAAAGTACACCCAAGCATGGTACTGCTAATGCCGTAGATGAGGTATGGGTTAGGCACGTACCTACCGGAGGAACTAGCAGGATAGGATTTAAGACGTACGATCAGAAGAGGCGTGCATTTGAGGGAACAGCTAAGCATGGAATCTGGTTTGATGAGGAACCACCTAATGATGTTTATAACGAGGCGTTATTAAGAACTATGACAACAAAGGGTATAATAATGTCTACACTAACGCCAATGCAGGGACTGACGGATTTTATAGTGCAGTTTCAAGATACCTCATCGTCATACACAGAACATGAAGATAAGTAATGGCTAGGTACATAGTTAATGCTGGATGGAAGCATGCTCCTCATTTAGATGAGGATGAAATGAAAGCTATTAAAGATAGTACGCCACCACACTTAATTGAGGCGCGATCCGAGGGAAAACCTACATTAGGGTCTGGTAGCATATATCCAATACCTGAATCGCAATTTGTTTTAGAACATTCTATTGAAATGAAGGATTCTTGGCGTAGATGGTATGCGATGGATGTTGGGTGGCGAGATACGGCGGTACTTTGGTTTGCACACGACACCTCAGCAGATTTAATATACATTTATGATGCTTACAAGCAGGGCAAAAAAGAGCCAGAGCTACACGCCGCACATATTTTTCAGAGAGATCCAAAAGATCCTCCAATGAAATTACGTGGGGTAATTGATCCTGCTTCAAATATAGGATCGCAGCGCGATGGCGATAAACTACTCAGGCTTTATAGGCAAGCAGGGCTAGATTTAGTTACTGCGGATAATGATGTTGAGTCTGGCATAGCAGCTGTATGGGGCAGGCTTTCTTCAGGTAGATTAAAAGTTTTGTGGAACTCTAATACAGAAGAATTCTTGAAGGAATATAGAAAGTACAGAAGAAATGACAATGGAATAATCGTAAAAAAGGATGATCACTTGATGGACTGTTGTAGATATGGTGTCATTTCAGGGCCAAAGCACGGCAAGTCCTTGGAATTTACTAGAAACACACACCGGCGGATAGCTGGGGCTAGGAGTTATTTCTAATGCCATTTACTCATGTATCTGATGAGGAGTTACTTGAAACTAATGATTCTCAAGAGGGCTTTGTGCCTGAAGATGAACCTATTTCAGAGGAAGAAAATCGCTTAAACAAGGTGCGTGCTCTGGAAGTTTTGGGACAACAGCTTGAGGCAAAGTTCGGAAAGTACCTTAGTAAGAGAACTGAAAAAGAGCAAGAGTGGGCTAAGGCTTTACTACAGTATAACGGAGTCAGTGAGAGCTTAAAAGAAAAGGGCAAGATGGCAGAGCCTTTATCTGCCCGAAGAATACCAAAACCAAATATAACAAGAAGCCCGACAAACTTAGCTGTTTCTCGTATGAGGGATATCCAGTTCCCGCTAGGTGGCGATTATAATTTCACTATAGAAGCGCTGATAGATCCTGAGCTTGAAGAGATTGCTGCTGATGCGGCTATTGCTCAGCAGCAGCCACAAGTTCCTATTGAAGACCCTAATGCGCCACTACCGCCTGATCAGGCCATTCAATTACAACAGCCTCCTCAAGAGCAAAATCAGGTGGCTACCATTGAATCGGAAATTAATGAGGAGCGTGAAAAAGCTCTTCGCATGCAAACCCTTATTAGAAACCAGCTATCTATTAGCCGGTACGGTAAAAAAGCACGGCAGGCTATGAGAGATTGGGCTATACTAGGGACTGGTATACTCAAGGGGCCAGAGGAGGAAGTTAAGAATTCCAAGATGTATAACCACTATGAGGATTCAGACGGGGGCCTCCAGTCTGATCTTGTGATAGAACGCATAACAATGCCAGAGGTTTATTGCGTAGACCCTAGATTATTCTATCCTGATCCTGGCGCGCTTATGCCAGAAGATATTGAAGATTGCTTTGAGGTTCACCCAATGGGCAAGCGTGATTTAATTCGCTTAGCCAATAATCCTCAGTACTTAACTAGCAACATAAAGGTTGCAATTATGATGGAGCCAGATGGGAATCGGCTGCAATCTACGAGCGGTCTTTTTACCTCGCGAAATGGTGATGCTGACTTTAGTAATAAGTATCTAGTTAAAGAATACCATGGTGCTTTACCAAAAGATGTTCTGCACATGATGGGATATATAAGCAGGGAGGAAAAAGACGATCAGTTAAAAGAGTACTTTGGTAAAGTATTTGTGGTCAGAGGAGTTGTTATACGTGTGTCTATGGCCCTATTGGATGGGGATGATACTATTCCATACCATTTGGCCGTATGGGAGCAGGATGACGCCTCTGTGTTTGGCCACGGAATGCCTTACATGAGGGCTGATCAGCAAAGGGTTGTTGAATCGACCTATGCAATGCTTCTTGATAACGCAGGCCTTTCAGCAGGGCCCCAGATTGTCGTGAATAGAGATGCTATAGAACCCGCTAATGGCAAGTGGGAAATAGAATCTATGAAGATTTGGTACATGACAGAGTATGCCACTGATGTAAATGGTGCATTCCAGTTCGTAAACATACCAAATAATCAAGCATCCCTCATGAATATCATAGACTCTGCTATGCAGTTCGCTGACATAGAATCCCAGAGCCCTATGATACAAGCGCATACAGAACCACAAGCCAATGTACCGGCTATGAATATGGGTATGGTTCTCACTGAGGCTAATGTACATCAAAGAGAGCTCAGCCAGCATTGGGATGATAATATGACAATCCCGCTGATAAATCGCTGGGTACACTATAATATGCAGTACAGCGATGATCCCGGGATAAAAGGAAACTTCAAAGTATCGGTCGGAGGGGCAACTGAACGTATTGATAATCAGATTCTAGCCCAAGATATAGAAAGAATTTTAGCAATGGCTTCCCAGAAACCAGAGTACATGGTTCAGATTAATGAGGCGGAAGCATTTAGAAGATGGGTTGCCGCTACAAGGGCTGGTCCAATGCTGCTAAGATCCTCCCGTGAAGTTGATAAAAAGATGCAGGAACAGCAAGAAGCACAAGCTAGTGCGGCACCTGATCCGCAGATGGTGCAGGCGCAAGCTGTTATGATGCGTGAGGAATCTCGCCAGCAGGAAATGCAAGCCAAGCTACAGATTGAGCAGCAAAATGCACAGGTTAAGTTGCAGCTGTCCACGGCAGAACTTGAATTGCGTAAGATGGAGCTTCAGTTAAAAGTAGCAGAGCTACAGGCACGGCAGTTAGAAAAGCAGATGGAGCTACAAACGGCAATGCTCACTTTCCAGCGAAAGGAGGATCTTGATCTCCGGAAAATGGACTTTGACTTTAATATAGAGGAGAGTAGACAAGATTTAGCTAGAGAATTAAAGTCAATAGATGTTGACAAGTTTAATACTGAACTCGCAGTAAAGTTAACCGAGGGAAGCGGAATCTGATGAATCAAAGAATAGATAAAGATATAGTGGTAAAGTACGTCGAGCATAGAAAGAAAGAGATATACAAAAAAATAGTATCCCCAAGACTTGACGAAGATAGTACGGATATTCTCAGAGGACGCTTTGCAGAATTAGTTACACTACTAAAGGCACTAGAAGTAAACCTAGCCATCCCGGAGGGACGCAATGAGTAAAGAGGCATTAGATCAAAGCTATGTAGATGAGTGGAATAAGCAGTTTGGTAATAAAGCTGCTTTTGCTGATGAGCCAGAAACTGAGCTTGAAGATAAAAAGGATGCTATCGAACATAGCGATGATGCAATAGAAGACAATGAGCAGGCTCATGATAAAGATGCCTCAGAAGATAGAGAAAGTACAAAACAAGAAATAGAAGAACCTAAGCAAAAAACCAAGGACGACGAGTACAGGGAGTTCGTAAATAGTCAGCCATCTGAAGAACTGAAGGAAAAAGCGCGCAAGATCGTTCAGTCACTCAAGACGGCAGACGGTAGAACATCCAGTCTCCATCGCCAATTAAACTCTAAAGACCTACTTATACAGCAGTTATATAGCAATGGGTCTAGAGTAAAGCAGGAGCCAACGGCTCCAACATCGCTTCGGCAGGAAACTGCCCCGGCACAAGAGCGTGAGCTACCTGATAAAGTAAAGGCGCTCAAGCAAAAAAATCCAGCGGCTGCTGAAATCATTGAAGAGATTGCAAAATACCAGAGTGATCTCACTAAAAAGCAAATGCAGGAATTGATCGATGAGAGGCTCGGTAAACTTGAAAGAGACCGAGAAGTGTCAAGCAAAACGCAGGAATGGAACCGACTTGAGGATAAAGCAGCAGATCTGTTTTCTGAAGATGGTTTAACTGCCGCCGATATTATAAAGTCAGAAGATTTTAAAGCTTGGCTATCTATCAAGAGGGTAGAGGAGCCGGGTATATACAATCTTTACACGCAGGCGAAGGATGCTGACACAGCTTTCCTTATCCTTCAGAAGTATGATCAGGAGTATAAAGCTGCTGTTGCTTCTATGGGTAATGAGTCTCAATCAGATCACTCTCCCAAAGGAGATGAGATCCGTAGTCGTAGAGAGAGTACTAGACAGCAGGCTGTGGGGGTCAAACCTTCTCGCATAGTTAGTAAGCCGTCTGATACTAGTAATCTTTCATACGAACAGGATTGGAATTTACTTTGGGGGCCTAACGGTAAATACACCAAGCAGAGAAAAAGGAGTTAATATATGTCCGTTGCAACTACTTACGGTGATATTAGCCAGCGTACTGCGGTTTATGCCGAAGGCACGATGTTGGAGTACATTGAACCGATCATTGTGCTCGACAATTTTGCCAAAGTAAAGCCGCTACCAGCTAATACTGCCGATACTATGTCAATTCGTCGGCCGGTACCGTTCCCGATCAGCCTGACCCAGCTTCAGGAAGGAGTCACGCCCGCTCCCAAGAAGATGCGTTATGAGGATTTATCGGTTACTATAGGTCAGTATGGGGATCTTGTTGAGATCTCTGACCGGATCGAAGATCTAGCTGAGGATCCCGTTCTAAATGATGCTGTAGAAGCTATGTCCCGCCAGATTGGGGAAACCAAGGAGCGTATCACTTGGGCAACCCTGATCGCCGGCACTAATGTTTTCTACAGTTCCACCACTGCATCGCCAACTTCTCGTACGCAAGTTAACGACAAGCTCGGCCTGAACCTTCAGCGGCAGGTTACCAAGTCGATGAAGAATCAGCGCGCTATGAAGATAACGCGTAAGCTGGCGGCTGGACCTGGCTTCTCGACAGAACCGGTCGCCCCGTCATTTGTTGCCGTGTGCCACTCAGATTGTGAGACCGATATCCGCAACCTTCCTGGCTTTACTCCAGCAGAAAATTATGCATCTGGCGCGCTTCTGCATAATTGGGAATTGGGTAAGAAGGAAGATGTTCGTTACATCGTTTCTCCTGTTCTGATCCCGTGGTATGGTGCAGGCTCAACCACACTCAACGGCATGACTGCCAGTGATGGCACTAATGTTGATGTGTACCCGATTGTTTACCTGTCTGAGAATTGCTTCGCTAGTGTACCACTTCGTGGGCCTGGCTCGCTCTCTCCGTGGGTAGAGAATCCTGGCAAGCGCACCAAGTCTGACCCGCTCGGCCAGCGTGGTTATGTTGGTTGGAAGATGTACTTTGCATCTCTGATCCTTAACGAAGCTTGGATCATCCGCGCCGAAGTCGGCGTAACTGACCTTTCGTAATCAAGGAGGATAAGATATGGCAACTTACACCCATCAATTTGCTGAGCACCTGACTCGTTCTGGTTTTCTCAGTGGAGCCGCTGGTATCGAGTATCGTACTGCGGAGTTTAACCTTGCTGCCGATCAGGTAGCAAACGGCAATGTGTTCGAGTTCTTCCGTCTGCCGGCAGACGCCTTGGTGGTTGGTGTATACCTCCACTCAGGCGCTTTGGATACTAATGGTACACCTACGCTGACTATTAACGTGGGACACGACGGTAACACGGGCGCATTTTTAGTGGGATCTTCTGTGGTCCAGGTAGGTGGCAGTGCCGCCGCTACGGGAGGTGTTCCACTATTGCCCCGAGACCCAACCGATCCAGTGCAGAATATCAATGATCCTTGGACCATTGAGGAAGGCACTGTCATTTCGGCTCGTTTCGCAACTGCCGCCGCAACGGCGGCTGCCGGTCGTTTGGCTCTCACTGTCGGGTACATTCGTACTCGATAAAAAAGGAAAGAGGAGGGCTTCGGCCCTCCTCTAACTTCTCTCTACGTTAACGGAGAAACAGTTTAATGAAGTATGAAAGTATTGACAAGCTTTTAGAAGAGACTCACAAAGATCTTATCAGCATTGCTAACTCGGAGTTTAATCTTGGTGTATCAACCAAGTTTACCAAGAAGCAGATCGCACAGTTGATTATGAGCGCTCAGCGTACTGGTCGCGTGAATAGTGGCCCCATAGAGATTCTTCGTGGAGAAAGGGCCAGCGCTCCTGATAAGGAAGAGTTACCTAAAGGATGGTGCGTCATGCGTCTTCAGAAGTCTAAATATAATCCATCTGGGTACCCAGTGATTGTTGGGCTTCAGGGCAAGGTCACCATACTTCCAGTGGGGATCAGCTTCCGCGCACCAGAATGGATTATTGAGCATTTAAACAATGCGCTACAGCAGGAAATACGTAAGGATCAGGACCAAGATTCCGAGGATTCCGTATGGGTGCATAGCTACCCATTCACAATCCTTAAGCATAACCCAAGTGACGAATGGCCACTCATTGAGAAGATGATGAAGAAAACAATGGAAGCTATTGGGAATATGGGATTCTAAAGGGAGATAACCTTGAATTTTCTTGAAATGGTGCAAAAAGCTATACAGTGGTCTAAAGTTAGGAGTACTACTCCACAAACACTTGTTGGCGCTTCCGGTCTGGTAGAGAACATGATAGATATGGTAGCGCAGGCATGGGAGGAAATTCAGGTCGAGCGCAAGGATTGGTTTTGGAATACTGAGCAGGATGCTACTGGAATAATTGCCGAGGGAAGTGATAGGTTTTTCTTGAAGGAGGATTCTCTTACAGGAGATTCAATAAATAAAATAAGTGGCAGGGTGGTATACGACTTGGTTACTGGTGCAGCCTCGATAGAGGCTGCTTCAATAGCTACCATACAGTACAACATAAGTAGGTGTACTGTGCGTTACTCGGAAGCAGACGAGGTACTTCCAAAGAAAGAACTCACACAGGTTAAGTGGGACGCATGGCCATATCACACATCAGAGGCAAAGAAGCAAGCAGGAGCTCCTAAACTTTATTCTATAGCTCCTGATGGGAATATGGTTGTATACCCGGTACCTGATAAAAATTATAGGCTTTACTTTAGATCACCGCGAGTACCACAGGTGCTTGCTCTAGATAATGATGAGATAACAGTATTGCCAGAATGGTTGCACAAGGGAGTAGTTTGGAGAGGAGTTCTTAATTATGGTTTATCTATCCAAGACGCTAATATGATAGAAATGGCACGAGTTAGATATGCACCGTATAAGAAATGGCTTGAGAGGGATACGATGGAAATAATTACTTTGGGTAATCCTGGGACATACTGATGTTCAGAAATATCAATATGGATGCCTTCCGGCCATTTGAGAACCTTCATGTACCAGCCACTGGCGGGCTTGATATTGTATCGCCAAAAACGTTAGTAACTCCTGGAACTTTAATGGAGTGCCTTAACTACGAGGTAGTAGCGGAGCCTGGATATAAGCAATGCGATGGTATTCTACAGTACGTCGGCAAGGGGGAAGATGTTCCAAAGAGATACTTAAAAGCTAACATAGCGGGGACCTTAAATCCAGGAAGTTTTATCATTGGTGGTATATATCCTCTTGGTATAATAGGAGTTCTCAACGTAGATGTTATAGCTAAGGTAGTTTATCTTGGAACAATATCTGAAGGACCACTTGAGATTAACTACGCTTACTTTGTTATAGTGGAAGGAGATCTCACGGAAACCAAAGATGCTTTAACTGGTGACCTTATGATATTTATTCCCCCCGCAGTAATATCGGAGTAACTTTGATGGCAGCCCAGATTGGCGATAGCTTCAACTTAGTTGATATAACAAGCAGAATTAATTTAGTTCCAAATACAACTGTGGAGCACAGCGGGAACTTTACTGACTATACTTCCATTTACACTAGCATAGCCGAGGGCTTAGCAAGCGGCAATACAAAACCGGCTGGAGCCAGAGGAGTGACAGGCTTATTCTTTTTTAATGATATTTTGTATGCAGCTTATGACGTAGGAAGCCATAGTATTTTATACAAAACATCCACGAGAGAGGAAATAGAATCCAACCCTTCTTGGGAAGTTGTCGATATGGGAAACTTTGTGGGGTTCAAGGAGGGAATCAGGGGGTTTACAACTTATTACGAAAGAAAGTTTTTGGAAGAAACTATAAGTACTCCAGATCCCATAACAGACGTCCTGCCAAGTTCTGTAGGATCCACTACAGTTGTGGGGCAGGAAAACTCAGTATCTAACCCTTTTCCAAGAGATTCCTGGTTCCCTCTGGATAATACAATGGATGGGACAGATAACGTTCCTGTTTCTTACACATCCTCAGGACTTTTGTGGAACCCAACACCAGTTCTTAATCTGAAAGGATTTATAAAGAAGGAAGATGTTCCAGACAAAGTAAATATTGTTGGTATAAAGGTCGATGTAAGATTTAGATATGATATGAGTACAGCTTCCGGTGGTACTAGTCCTAACCTGAGAGCTAAGATGAAGCTTGCTACACTATCAGGTGTTGGTACTACTACTAATAAAGCGCCATTAACAGAAGTGACAGGCGATACCTCAGTAAGCACGGCCTTTGCTACGACCACCATAGGTGGTGCAGCAGATACTTGGGGAGCCACAAGGCTCACGAGGTCTAACCTGCTAAGTGATGATTTTAGTGTTAACCTTCAGTGGGAACTGTACAGCGGAACTCTCTCCTCATCTACGCCTATAAGAAAGACGGTAGAGGTAGCTTGGGTAAAGGTTTCTATATATTTTGAGAACGCATCGGAGACTATTTACTTTTGGAATGGTGTATCTGATCTGGCTAGCGGTGATGTTGTAAATATCTCACTTACAGATGGCTCGTACCAATCAGAAAATGCAAAGGGTTATATATCTATTTATAACGTATCTGGCTCAGTAGGTACAGACCTTTCTGAAACTGAAATAAGAACAGAGTCAGGAGGGGGTGGGGAAGTGATAGCCACCGGCGATGGTACATTGCAGGCTAATACGCTACCATCTTCTGCACAGATGGAAGCGGCCAACGCTATTATGGTCAGCCGAGAAATAAACTTCTTCATAGACCCAGATAAAAACGCGCTTTATGGGGCAACTGCTGCCGGACCTGCCTTTCACTTTAATGGAACACATTTCTGGTTTATTAGAACACCAGTACCAGAAGGCAAAGATACGCCTAGGTATGTTTATGATAATCAACTGAGCTTAGTGCTTGCCTATGATTCAGGGTCTATACTAATATCGCCACCGGGGCAACCTTCTACATTTAGTGGTTTACTTGGAGCAACTGAGTTTGGATTCTTCGGCAAGCCAATAACAGGGCTGTTGAAGATTGGGGGGTCTGCTCTTGGCATATGGACAGACTCTTCTATAGAAGCCCTAGTAGGTAGTACTGTAAATAACTACACAACGCAGACTATTGCGGAGAATACCGGAGCGCTTAACTACAGTGTGGTTGATGCCGGGCAGCCATTATTCACAGATTTTCGTGGCATAAGTAATGTGCAGGCAGCACAAACCTATGGCGACTTTTCGTGGGGAAGGGTTAGCTTTTCTGTAAATCCGTATTTGCAAGGGAAAATACAAGACAGGAATAGTCCCTTTAATGTTGAAGAAGATGTAGTGTGTGCAATTGCAATTAAAAATAAAGGGCAGTACAGGTTGTATTTTAAAGATGGGGATATCCTAACGATGACTCTGTTTGGCCCGGATGGCAGCACTCCCATGTTCACTAGGCAGAATTTCGGCACTGGTATTGCGCCAAGGAGGTTTGTTCCATCAGCGTATGCAACTGCTCTGAATAAAAACGGAAGAGAGACTATTGCTATAGGTAACAATAATGGGGAGGTATTTATATTAGACGCTGGCAATCCGGGAATAGCAACAGCAGACGGTATGGAATCATTTAATTACTCTTTGTCATTTAATCCCATGCACGCAGGGGCCCCCTTCGCAAACCTAAAAATACCGGAAGTAATGGTGCATCTTACTAGTACAGGGTTTGAGAGCTTTATGGCAAATGCGGGGGTTAACTATGCAGTCCCCGACAACGATGAGTGGTCAGATTCAATTGTGGCTGGAAGCTCTAGCAGCACTCTTGATTGGAGCAGACCCCATACAAGGGTATCTGCGCATCTACCAAATATAACGGACGGAATGGTGTTTAAGCTAAGTGGCGTAACAAATTCCACGCCTTATCACATGATTAAGGCATTAACATATAAAGTTACGGGACTCACAGATATGAATAGAAGTCCAAAAACGTACTAAGGAGAATTGAATGGCACAGACTGTTCTTCCAGACGGTAGGGTTATAGAAAATCAGCCGGAGTTTGCCGGCCCAGCAGAGCCGGCTTTTCCGGGAACTGGCGAACTAGAGGCTTCCTTTGGCCCCACGCAGAGTGATGCCGCATTCCCACCACTGCCTCAGTTTCTGCAAGGACCTGGTGAATTTAATCAAGGGTACACACCAGAGTTTAATGACTCTGTGTTTGGGGAACTTTTTGCTCAGCAGCCCTTTCCACAAGAACTCGTTCCTCCTTTTCAGATAGAAGGTGGTCTAACAAATGACCCAGACTCCCTCTTTGGGATGTTCCTTAATAACCAGAACTATACGCCTGCGGCCTTTTCAGGCGCTAATGTTGATTTGGGGCAGTTCGGTGCTACTACAAGAAATGTATCACCAGAAGAGTTAGTTTCTGAGCAGCTTAATTCCCTTCTTAACCAAGATAGCTCCTTTATGCAGAATGCCCTGCTACGAGGTAGAGAGCTAGCGCAGGATAGGGGAGCCCTTAGCTCAAGTATTTTTGCTGGGGCATCACAGCGATCTGCAATAGAGGCTGGTTTGCCTATTGCATCAGCCAATGCGCAAGCATATATGCAGGCTGCCAGCGAGAATATGAATGCCCTGAACCAAAACACCCTTGCCAAAATGTCTGCGAGTGTGAACTTGGCAATTTCCAATTCACAGACGGCGGCGCAGGTTAGTATTGCCAATACTAATGCCTCTGTACAGCGTGAGGGTGCTCTTATAAGCTTACAGGGTGCCCGACTTGCGGCAGATTCAAGGGAACGAGTAGCTGAAGCAACGCTTAATGCGCAGTTCACTATGCAGCAGACCCAATTTTTGCAAGACCAACTGTTACAGCTACGACAGCTTGACACGCAAACAGGGATTGCTAATTTGCAGGCAGGTACCAACCTATTCCTTGGTGG